CATGTAGCGGTCGTAACGCGGCAAATCATGTACGATCGAACCTCTCATTCTTTACCCCGCTCTTGGGGCTCAGCCTGGAGCTCGAGGGCCGTCAAATACCGCTCGAACACCGTGCCTGTCGGTTCATCGATGCCGCCAGGCTCTTCCGGTGCATCATCATCGCCGTCGTACTCGACTACGAGATCACCATCGCCCCATTCGTACTTCTTGCTCATGAGACCACCTCAAGCACGATTGACTTCTTCGTTTTCTTGACGACTTTGAAACGTGTACCGCGAGGCAGAATCAGCTCGTTCTCGGTCCGCTCCCCGGGAACTGCACGCCGGCCCTTGGGTACCTTAATTGACATGACTATGCCGCCGACCGTAGCGAAGTCCTTCGCTACGTCCTGGGAGAATGACGTTGAGATAAAGGCCGGATCCGACAGCATCGCCCCCTTTCTCAGCTTGAGAATCTTGTCTGCGGCGCTGCCGCTGACGCCGCGATAGACCGTTACTTCCTTTTCCAGCGGTGGCACCTTCTCGAAGATGGCATCCATGTTCTTCACCGCTGCGGTGACTGCGGGAGTCGGAAAATTCTTCGGCTTTCGCAGGTGACCGTTGATCGCCTCGTATCCCATCGAGATGTAGTTCCCTCGGGTACGGGCCTCAGCGTCCGTCATAATGGAGTCGGGCGGGTTCGGCCACAGCCTTTTCAGGTGGCTGTCAATCTCCATCGGGGGCGGCGAGGTCTTGGGCCGCTCCTGCCAGATGGTCTTCGAAGCTGCTGGCAGATTCGCTGGAGGCAGAGACTGTGCAGACTCGGCCGGTGTCGGCGCAGGGGGCGCCGCAGCGGGAGTCTTCCGCGACTCTAGCGCCTTCTTCACCATTGCTTCTGCTGCGCGCAGCTTGGCAACTGTGGCGTTGGAGTCGCGTTTCGCGTCTATGTCGGCGAAGAGTCTCTTAGTGTAGTGGCTTACTAGTGCCTTTGCGGTCTCAACGTCCGACTCCTGATCTTTCGAGAGCGTCTCTGCCGACCAGTCACCTTTCGCCACAACGGCTGAGGAGCTACTGCCGGCTTTCGTCGATACCCACTGACCGCCATCCTCGGACCCTGCCGGGACTCTCGGTTGCTCACCCACGGAACAGCTCCTTCCTCAGCTCGTCCGCCGCGCCCCACAGCGGCAGCTCGCGCGCGTGTTCGGCCTGGACCTTCGTTGACGGCCGCATCCCGTGTCCCGACTTCACGGACACCGCGGGCTGCGTCGAGTCACCGAACGTCCCCCACTCGCGCTTCCCGTAGACCCGGACGCGCCAGTCCTCGCCCGGCGCGCTCCACTCAGATTGCCCCTCGAAGCAGCGCTCCAGCCTCCGGACGAGCGGCTCGCGTCGCGCCCACTGCGCGCCCTCAGAGCTGATCTTACGCCGGAACCCTCGGGAGTACGCTGAGGAGCGCCAGAGGATGAACACCGGGTCGTAGCGCCAGAGGTTCTGGTCGTCGTTGGGCGGCTGGAAACTGAAGTAGGCCGGAGGGTAGAGGAAGTCGGCCTCGGCAGAGCATACCCACTCGGTCTTCGCCGCGCGTGCTCCGATCAAGATTTGCTGATACTCGTTGTGATAGCTCGCGCCGCGTTCCCCGACGCAGATGTTCTCACCGAGGTCGACGGGCACCTGCGAGACAGAGATAACCGGGAGCGCGCCGACCGCAGTGCGCAGCCGGTCGCGGACCTTCACGGCGAAGGTCTCGGGCTCCGTGTTCGCGGTATAGTAGAGGACGGTAACGTCAGCCACCATCAGCTCGCCATTTTCGGCGGATTTTTCGCCCAGTCGCTCTTATGCGCCGGACGAATCCATGCCCCGCGCGCAGTCGGATCGTAGAAGCGTCTGCTCGACTTAGGCCCAAATCCGAATGAGCGATAGAACGCGCGGAGCTTTTCCTTTTTACCGGGATCAGCTTCCGGGTTCAAGCTTATGGAAAGGCCGCGCTCGTCCGCCCACGCCGTGAGCGCTTTGAGTACCTTCGTACCGTGCCCTTGTCCTTGGTATTCCTTCGGGATCTTAATGATATCCAGGTAGAGGTCGCCCGCGCTCGCTACGAAAGCTTCGAGACGGCTTCCACCAGGTAAAGTATCTCGAATACGCTGCGTCTCAGCGTTGAGTTTTTCATTCAGAGCGTCTACCCATTGGTTCCCGCGAAACGGATGGCCCGGTCGGTCGCCCATCAGTCCTCACTCATCTTTTTAAGAGCGATAATTTCACCCGTCCCGTACTTTCCGACTGTCACGATGCCGTCATATCCGGCGCGAAGAAGGGCGCGTGAAAGTGCGCGCCCAGTCTTTCCGTTGAACCTGCGAGACACGTTTCTTTTCCATGAGTGCTCATCATAGAGACGGCCGCCAGGTTGCGGCTGCGTATTCTCTTTCACGACCAGCGGATGCTGGAAACGAAGCGTACCGACCTCTAGCCCGATACTCCGGGCGTGGGCTATTTGACTCTCACTGGACCCGTGGTTCACGTAGAAACCCGAGGGCTCGATATCTTGCTGGTACGTGTCTTCACGCCCTCGAATGCGCTTCGGGGCCTTCGTCGTGTTGTGGACATACGTGAATTCAACTGGACGCCCTGTTTTGAATTCCTTTCCGCCTTCAACAATAGCCGTCACGCCTACTGCGTCTTGCCAGTCCCCCCGCATTACAGTAGCGTGGCTGCTCCCTCCCCCCGCTGTGGGAGCCCATTGCCCACCCGCTGAAGATCCTGCTGGAACGCGCGGCTGATTGCCCATCAGTCCCCCTCGAACCCGCTGATCCCGGTGCGCCCCTTCCAGTACTCGGGCCGCTGGATTCGTTCACCGTATTCTTGCATGGCTTCCTGCGTGGAAATCAGCTCAGGCTCCGCGTTGAGTTCTGTCGTTGGCGAGCCGGGGGACCTCGCAGCCCGTGACGTCACGCTCCAAACGGAGCGTGACCTCCCGCCCAGGATTCGTCATCGCCACGACGTCTCCGCCGCACCCGGCGCAGTGTTCGGATCGTCTTCCCAATAGCGCACCTCACCTGTCTCCGGGTGCGCGAGCGCATAGAGTGTCGCGGTCACTTCAATCTCCGCTTCGCTTCGAAGAACGCCTCGTCTAGGTCAGCGGGCCACGACGGAACCGGCCAGAAGCGCTCGATCAGCCTCTTGGTGTCCGCCGCGCGGTCAAGCATCCAGTGGCGGATGGTGTAGTCGTGGCCCTTCTCGTGGTCGCGGGTCGAGATCGCATAGCCGCGCCCGTGCTTCTTCCCCTTGTGCAGGTGCGCGTACCAGGTCTTCTTGTTAACCCTCACCTCGCCGCCGTTGCCCCACGTCTCGTTCCCGATCTCCTGGAACTCCTGGACGAACGTGCCGTAGTCCTCGACGCGCAGCGGCCCGAACCCGCGCTCCCACCACTTCCGCGTGGTAAACCAACAACTTCCCTGTGAGGACATTTCCAAATCGAGGTTAAACTCCGGCTTGTCTCGGCGCTCGTGTGCGCGCTGCCGCCACTCCTCGCCGTGCATCCCGCAGCGCACGTCGTTGACGTTCTCGAACGGGTAGCTAAGGAAGTGGTAGTCGATCGGCGGGCGACCGTCGTTCTTGATGACCCAAGCGTCAGCGTCGAGCCGATGGCGACGAGGAATCACCACCCAGTTGTCCTGCATGTCGGCCTTGAGCTTCTCGTCATAGGCCTCGTCCAACATGCAATGTCCGTCGAGCTTCATGATGTACTCGCCAGTCGCGACCTCGATCGCCGAGTTGATCCCGGTGCGCATCCCACGCGACCGGCCCCGGTGTATCAGCTTGAGTCGCTTGTCCTCGGGCAGCGGAGGGTTCGGCCAGTAGCCGTCGAGGTGAACTACACATTCGACATCGCCACGTGCCTTAGTAAGGACTTCGTTGACGGTAGGGGCCAGGAACTTCTCGTTCCGGGCGGGAATCACGACCGAGACTTTAGCCATGACCCTACCTCGTCTGATCCTCTACAACGTTCACGACCCCCACGACCAGCGTCACGACGGTCCCGACCGGATCCCCGACTGACGGAGACGGGGACGGCGAAGCGCTCGGCGCGACGAGCGGAAGCCGCGCCTCGATGTCGTACTTCCCGGTGGCCGTCCCCGGGAGGAGCGCGACGGAGTTCGCGGCCGTGATCTCGAAGACCACGGTCTGCGACCCGACTCCCGCGACCCGCGACGCGTATACGTCGGTCAGCTCCATGATGACCGGGTCCGAGCCGGAGCCGAACGCCTCGCGGCGCCGACGGATCGTCATTCGGATCGTGGCGCCGGACAGGTCCGGCCAGTCATCAGAGGTGAACATAAGCTGCCGCCCCTGGGCCGCGAGGTAGTCGTCCCCGCGCACCAGCTCCAGGGTCGTGCCGTCTACGGCCACCGGAGAGGCTACCGTAACGGTGGCACCTGCGGCAGCCCGTGAGCTGATCGTCGCATCGAGGTTCTCGACACCCGCCTTCCCGACGACCCAGAGAGCTGGGACGTGCTGCTGATCGACGCTTCCGTCCGCCGTCTTGAACACCGCAGTGTACGACCCTTCGACCGTGTTGTGCGTGTCGGAGAGGTCATAGTAATACAAACCACCGCCCTCCTCGATCGCTGCGCCGCCGGTCACGACGAGCGCCCCGTTTCTTCGCACGTCTGCTATTACGTCTACAAGCCCCGTCTTTCCAACCTTCGCCGCAGTAAAGAACGCGTGAAACCGGAGAGTCGTACCTACCTGTTCGAGCATTTTAGCTCCCTTACGAATAGCTCGGGACGTCCGAGTGCTTGACCCGCTCGAACAAGAAGCGGAGCGTCATTGAGCCGGCAACGGGTATCGCGTCGATGTCGTAGTCGTCTGTATCCTTCGCGGTAATTTGAGTGTCGTCAATCGCCTGAGTACCCCAGACGGGCGGAACCCCTACCGCCCCCGCCAGCTCGTCCGTCGGTCCGTAGGTTCTCGACTCGATCGGATCTGAGACGTCCGGGTATCCGATCAGCTTTCCGCCGAAAGACAACTCGAACGCGATGATCGTGACCCCGGCGTCCGTAAATCCGGTAGTGATGTCGGTTGAGAAACTGCGGAGAAACCATGTCTCTCCGGCAGGGACCGTATCTACCGCAGCCGGGACCGGGATAAATACGCTTGATCCGCCGGAAAACATCGCCGCAGTCACGACTTGCTCGACGATAAAGTAGCGGAGCGCGGACAAGGCGCTTAGCGGCAGACGGTAGTTATCACCTGCGCGAGCGACGACTGCGAAGTCCCCATCTATGGCCGGAGAGCCGTCGAGCATCTCTGAGATTTTTCGGTTCGCCATTAATTTTCTTCCGCGATAAAGCCGTCTTCGGACTCTAGAAGGATCTCGTCGCCATTTTCCTGTTGGATCAGGCTAAGAACCTTATTCTCAGAGTACGCAAGCGGACCAATCTGACCGTAGAGAGGAGTTAGCAATCACTCCTCCTCGAAGTACGGCCGTTCGAGGGCCCGGAAGTGCGCGAGCGCATCCTCACGGCTCCCGCGCGTCGAGCCGTAGTCGCCGTACTGGACGGGGAACCTCGAACCCTTCTCGAAGATGAGGACCTGACCGGCCCTCACCACGAGCTTGTGCTTGAACCCGTCGGCGATCACCTCGTCGTCGTAGTCCGCCGTCCGACTCACCGTCACGCTCATATCGTCATCTCCAATGCCTCGTCGAAGTCGCCTCTCAGGAGCATCGCGACGAACTCGGCTTCCTCTGCTGCGTCGTCCCACTCTCCGACAACAACTTTTATTCTACCTTGGTCCTCGTCCTCGTGGAAGTCGAGGAGGTCGTCGAACACTCCGCTCGCGATCAACTCCAGGAACTCGCCGTCCTCGAACAACCCCTCCGCCCCGGCCGGCGCGGAGAGTGGCGATGCGGCGAGCCCGACCACCGCCGCTGACGCGGCAGCTACCGACGCGGCGAGCCCGACTGCCGACGCCGCGTTTGCGGGTATCATGATCGCCGTCGAACCGCCCGTAGCCGCAGCGTCTGTTACCCCGCCGTCCGCCGCGCCGCCCGCGACTGAGGCCATCCCGGCAGCGGCGGTTGAGGTGATCCCGGCGACCAGGAGGGCCGGCACGGGTTCGGCAGAAGCGGTCGCAACTGCCGTGGCGGCAGTTTCCCCGTTCCTGGCGGTTGACGCTGATCCGAATCCCGCAGCTACGGCGGTGCCCGCAGCGCGAGCGCCGTCCGTCGTCGCTGCCGTCCCCGCGCTCTGCGCGGCAGCCGTGCCGGCTGCCGCCGCCTCGAGGGAACTCGCGAACCCCTCAGAGTCAACCCCGGTCGCCACGACGGCCCCGACAGCGCTGCCTCGCGTCGATCCGACCTCGACCAAGCTGGCCGCACTGGCGACGCCTACTATGCCGCTGGCCGAGGCGAGGGTAGTACCAGCCGACGACGCGACGTGCCGTACGGTGACGGTGCTGGCGCCGATTGCTGATGTCGAGAGACCGCCTACGATCCCGCCAGAGGCGACTCCCGGGGTCTCGGCGACCCCAGACGCCGTCCCGCTCGTCAGACCCGCTGAAACGACCCCAAAGGACCCGCCAGGGGTTGCGGAACCGGTGGCGGAGGCTGCAACGGGCTCGAGGGCACCTTGCAAACTCCTGGCAGGGGCCGCGACGGTTGCCACGGCGGACGCCGCGACCGGGTATATCCGGGCGGCCGCGCTGGAACCGGTCAGGACCGTCTCGACCGGTCTAGCGGCCGCTACCCTCCCGACCCGAGTGTCGGCCGGCGCGCCGGTGATCCTGGCGGTGCTTGAACCGCCGGGGCGAACCGAAGACCACGCCGCGCCCGCCGCGCGCCCCGTGGCTGAGACAGCAGCGACTCCCGCCCCGCGCAGTCTTCCGGCGACGGCAGACGCCGAGGAGGCGACGGCTGCGGTGATCGCAGCGCCTCGAGCGCGAACGCGGGCGAGGCCCGTGAAGACGGCCTGCCCGACGGCCTCGACTGCGGCCTTGCGCCGGCGCCGTTGCCGCTCGGCCAGCTTACGCCAGTACGCGCGGCTGTCGCCCTCGAGGCCCTGGGCGGTGCACGTCCCGAGCTGGGCGTCGGCTTCGAGCCCGGTACACGTGACTTCGTTCGCCGGCTCGCCGGTGACGCCGAACCATCCGGCGAACCACTTGCCGAGACTGCCGAGCCAGTTGCTCACGGATCAGCTCGGGTCCAGCGTGACCGCGGTGCGGTTGCCGTCCGCGTCCACTGTCGCGGTCACGCGGTCCTTGGTGTCGTTGGTGTCCCTGAAGATCTCGCTCGCGCCGCCCGCCGGCCAGCCGCTCGACTTGCCCGCGAGGACGGCGATCGCGATGCGCAACGCCTGGCGCATGGTCAGCCCGGCCTCGACGCCCGCCGCGAGGTCGAAGATCATGTTGGCGATGGCTTCGCGCTCCGTGGAGGAGAGCGTGGAGTCCATCTTGCCGTCCACCAGAGCCGCGGGGATTCGGGTCTGGATGTTGTCGGTGTCGGCCTGGACCGCCGCCACATCAGAGTCGAGGTTCGCGAGGTTCACCAGCACGGTGTCCACGTTCGTGTCGACGATGTCAACCTTGTCCTCGACCTCCTGGATCACGCCCAGCTGTGCCGACTCGGTCGGTGTCAGGCCGCTGACGCCAGACTCCACCTTGATGGCCTGTACGGGCTGCTGGTAGTTGATCCGCACGATGTACGACCCGAGCGTGTCAACGAAGGGATCACCACCACCGTCTACGAGCAGGATGCCCGCGGTCACGTTGAGCGTGTGGCTCGCCTCCTGTGGCCGGATCCGCCACCCGTTCACCAGGAACGCGTAGAGCGGGATCTTCGTCCCGGCACCCTCGTCGATGTCGTCGCCGCCCGTAGTCTGGAACGCGATCGCGTACTTCGCGTTGTCGCCGGTCTTGTTCCAGTCCTTCCAGCGGGAGTACAGGTCGTGCACGTCGAGTTCCACGGTCCCCGTCGTCAGGGTGATGAGTCGCTCTGCCCCGTCGAAACTAATCGCCATCGCTATCGATTACGCACAGATTGCAACTCAGCTGCGAGTTGTGATTGAGACAGCCGCGCCCGCATCTGGATGTACGCCACGATCCCTTCGTCTGAACCTGTAGCGAGCCGCACCCCGGGCACTCACGGGCGATCACAGACTTTCCGTCGGCCCTCCTAGAGTGCCCCAAGTATACGCGACGGGACTCTACCCAGACGTGGATGTGCATCACGGATTCTCGTAGTTCCGATCGAAGATCTGCTGTACGGGCACGTCGGTGTCGGTCGCGGGGATCACGTAGCCCGTGATGTCGGCCGGGAGGTACTCGGTATGGAAGATCCGGATGTAGACCGTGTTTCCCGCGTCGTCGGCGAAGGAAAACTCGTTGCCCGTCACGCTCTCCGTTCCGTCGATCACAGAGTCGTCGCCCGAGTCGTAGACGCGCACCTCGGACCCGTTGATGAGACCCGTAAGGGTCACGGTCGTCTGGCCGAGAACGAGCGTCGTGGATGCGCCGGACCCGTTCCGGATCGTGGGCGTCGTACCGCCAGCGATGGTGATCTGGACGGCTTTCGCCGCGTTGTTGTAGATCGTCGCCGCCATCGACGCGACTTGGTGCGTCTCAGAGCCGCCCGCTGTCAGGTTGATGCGGCTGGTGTCCGCGAGCGCGTTGGCGTTGGTCGCGTAAAACGCGAGGGTGCTCGACGTGACCGCGCGGACGTAGTAGACGGTAGCGTCCGTCAGGCCGATCGCCTGTGTGCCGCCCTGCTTCCGGTACATCACCTGCTCGCCGGTGGTGTAGCCGTGGCCAGTCTTGGTCACGGTGTCATCCCCGGACGACACGTCGTTCGTCGTGTGGAACTCGACTAGGTCGGCCCCGTACCCGGCAAACAGGACGTCGATCAGGCTGATCGCGGACGGCGTGTTGCTCCCCAACTCGATTGCGTGGCCCGGGGTACCCGCCGCGAGGCTCGCGCCGTACGTGAACGAGCACTCGTCCAGCTTGCCGCTCGTGTCCGCGTTGCGGTCCCAGAGAATCGCCGTCGGGCAGTTGGTGAAGTTGTTCGAACGGAGGTCCGGCGTCGTGGTGCTGACGGAGATCTGGTAGGACGCGGAGATCGGCGACGTAGTGCGAAGGTCGAAGAAGTTGCAGAACTTGATCGTCGCGCCGTTCGGCGTGATGGTCCCGCTGTTCTTGAACGTGCAGAACTGCACGTCCGACGTGGAAGCGAGGAGCGCCGCTCTCATCTCGCTGAACGTCGAGCCGTACAGGTTGCAGAGCGTGTTCGAGGCGTCCGCGGTCAACGTCCAGACTGCCGGGACGTAGCCGGTAAACGCGCCGCCGAAGTGGGTATAGCGGTTCGCGCCTCGGATCGTTACGCCCCCCGAAGCGACCCCGCCAGAGAGGTCACCGAGCTGGAACGTAGTGAGGAACGAGCCCGCGCCCGCAAGCACGAACTCGTAGAACGAGGTGTTGACTGGGAATCCTTGGAATACAACGACTTGCGACGTGTCTTTGAAATAAGTTATAGCCGTCTGACCTGTGGTCCCGATCTTCAGCTTTCCGGCCATGAAATAAATCCCGGACTGCTGCGTGATAACCCCGATCGCTCGGGTATTCGCGTTGTCCCACACCTGGACATCGGTGAAGGCCACCGGGGAGCCCGAAGTGCCACCGGTAATGATGATACCGCCTGTCGTATAACGGCAGATATCGATCGCGTGGGTCAGGATCTTTGACGTAGCTACGGCGGTTGCCCGGACGCCGACACGATCCACGCTGCTCACAGCCGGTGACGTCGCCTGTAGGTCAGGGGTGCCGCCCACCTCTACCACGTAGCATACCCACCCGTCGACTACGACCGTGTCCGACCCGCCGATCCACCACTCCTTCGTGTTCGTCGTCGAGTAGACCCACGTCACCGTGAGGGTGCAGCCCGTGCCGGTACCACCCGTGGTCGATACTGGGTTACCTGGCAGGACGGTGTACGCCCCGCGCTGTGTCGCCTTCGGTGTAACCGCGGTCACCGCACCGCTCGATACCGCCGTGACGACGAAGATTCCGGTCTGGGTCGAGGTGCCGCCGGAGAGCGTCAGCTCATCGTTGACGGTGTAGCCGCTGCCGCCCGCCGCGATCGTCGCGGATAGGATGCACCGGATCGCGGTCGGCGGGGCGTCGGACGAGATCGCGATTCCCGTGCCGCCCGCCGCCTGTGTCGCCATCGAAGGCCACGCCACGCACTTGATCCACTGGTAATAGTGGAGCCCCGTCGCGCTCAAGTCAAGGTTGGCGGTGGTCGGAGTAAGCAGGGTGGCGGTGCCTGTTCCCGTACCGGAGCTGACGCCGAACGTAAGACAGTTCGTGCCCTCGACTTTGTAATCGTCGTTGATGGCCTCGGCCGTCTTGAGGGTACCGACCTCGTCGTAGTCCTCGGTATCCGCGGTCTCGATGGTCGTGAAGTCGGTCGATGCGAAGGTTCCTGGCATCTTAGATCAGCTCTTGAAGCGTGGTGGAGAGGGGTACGGCGACCCCAGCCCTCCGCGGCGCTCCACCACCTCTCCGTTTTCGTCTACCGCCTCGAACCAGTAAGTGCAGGGCGTCCCTTCGATCTGGTCCGGTACGGTCGGAAACTTCTGACATACCTCAGGGCGTGAATCGTACACCTTGCATCGCGACGCGGCCTGATCGTGGTGAACGCACGGGGCGAACCCGTGAGAGACGAAGCGGATCTTGCCGTCCGGGCCAAGGTTCCCACCTCGCATTTGGAAGAACGTCGTGGAGTCCGGGGTCACTTCTGGCTCCGGGACCGTGACGCGGTTTATCGTCATGAACTGGCAACACCACCCGCAGTTGTTGCATTCGCCGGCTCTTCTTAATTTCACTTCTAGGCTCCGTTTCGAGTAGCGGGGCGGGCAGCCGCCCCGCTAGAGGTTTAACGGGCGTCGTGCTGTTTACGGGTTGGAGTAGTTGCGCTCTAGAGCCGCGACTACCGAGAACGCCAGACCCGTTGCTCGGGTGATAGTGCCTGTGGTCTCAGCGAACTGCGCGTCCTCTAGACCGATCGCGCGAATGACGATTGGCGCGTCGGTAGCCGGGGTTCGTCCGCCTTGGGCGTTGTTATCGTAGTCGAAGTCGAACGCGATGGACGCCGCTCCGACCGAACCGGCAATCGGGCTGCCGCCGTTGTCGTTCACGATGATCGCCTGCGGCGAGTCGATCGGGTCCAAGTCGAGCGGGTGGGAGGCGGACGACTCGTTCACGACGGTTGCGCCGTCGATCTTCCGCGCGTCGAACTGCGTAGCGCTCGGGCTCGCGTCGGTCACGACCCAGATGCCGTTGTTCGCGGCGTTCGTCATGTCGGTGAGTCGTACGTAGTCCCACTGCGCCACGGTCGGCAGGTTCGCGCCCGCCGAGTCGAAGGACGCCGTGGAGCCGGACGCCGCGCTGATCGCGAAGTCGGGCACCACGTCGCGGAGCGTGTACTCGAAGAACATCCAGTACTCCGGGGCGCTGTCCGACGGGTAGAGGTTCGCGTTGAAGCTGATCGTCCCGGCCGCGACGAACGGGTAATTGTAGCTCGTCCCGAGGTTGTCGTAGAAGAACAGGTTGTTCGTGTCGTTCGCGTCGAACCCCTCGATGATGACGCCGCTTCCGCCGCCGTTCGGGTTCGACGGGATCGCCGAACCGCAGAGCAGGTCCGCCCCGACGAAGGTGAGCAGCTCGTCTGCCGTGCGGCCCGTGACGGTCTGGTCCGTGGAGTCGATGTCGGCGGCCTGACGCAGGAGGTACTGGACCTTCTCGTAGATCTCCTGCTTAGAGGCTACGACCGGCGTCGCCCGCTGGGCCGTGAAGCTCAGGTTCGAGCCGGACGAGATCGTGCCAGTAACCGTGATCGTGGTCGCGGTGTTCGACACGATCGGGAACGTAAGGTTCTCGTCCGTGCCCTCGTGGATGCGGAGTGTGCCGCTCGCGTAGGCGTTCACGCCCATACCGCCCTCGGAGGTGGTCAGGACACTGCCGCCGCCCGGGGCCGACCCGTCGACGCCCGAGTGCGTACCGACGTCGATGACGATGCCGAAGTTCCGGTTCGTGCCGGAGTCAACCTCTCGGTTAAACGCCTGGTCAAAGTAGCGGACTACGATCTGCGTATACGGTGAGTTGGCCGCGATGTTCGCGTCCGTCTCGTCGATGTTCAGGTCGGTCGCGTTACTGAGCGGGAAGCGGAAGCACTTGTTGTCGACTGCGGTGAAACCGATGGCCGAGACGGTGGACTTGTCGTAGGTCTTGCCGTTCGGGTCGCCGTCGCGCTCGCGCAGGAACACCTGTACTGCGTTGCGGTTGTCCGCGGCGAGGCGCATAGTGTCGTCGTCCGCGTTGTTGGTCAGGCCGCTCGCCACCGTCAACACGTCGGCCGCGACGCCCGTGAGGACCCACGACCCGTTGTTCGCGCTGTCCTCCGCGCTGCTGATCGTAACGCGGCCGCCGATCTTGAAGCCAAACGTCACGAAGCTCGTGCCGCCCGACTTGGTGATCGTCGTGCCTCCCGTGATCGCGAGCGAGCCAGGGACGCCGAAGTCCTCGTAGGTCTTGATCGCCTCGTTGACCGGGCCTGCGAACGTGAAGTCCGTCGCCGCCGCGGTGTCGTCCGGGTCGTTGCCGAGCTGGTAGTACGCGGTGTCAGTGGTGTCGTCCTCGAACGTGCCGAGGGTCACGATGCCCGTGTACTGCTTCGTGACGATGTCGGTCGCGCTGACCTCCGACCACCCGGCCGTCCGGATCAGCTTCTTGGACTGGATCGCCGGCGACGTAACGTCGCGCGGCTCCCAGCCCTCGATGAATTCGAACTGCTCCGGCGTGATGGACACCATCGGGAAGGTGTCGCGGATCAGGTCGGCGTCGGACTTCCACTCCTCCTTGAGGAAGGAGTACAGCGTCTGGAGAGTTACGCCGTCGACGGACAGGCTGCCCTTCTCTAGGAGATAGACGCGCTTCTGGTCCACGTCGATCATAACCGACTTGTACTCGGCGGTCGCGCCGGAGGCGAGGGTGATCGTGTCGTCGTCAGCGTTGTTCGTCAGCGGCGTGCCGGTCACGACGAGCACGTCGGCCGAGACGGACGTCAGGACCCAAGAGCCGTTGTTGCCAGAGTCCTCAGCGAGCGTGATAGTCACGTAACCGCCGACCTTGAAGCCCTCCGTGAGGAAGCTGGCGCCGCCGGTCTTCGTGATCGTGTTGTTGGTCGTGATCGCGACGTTACCCGGGGTGCCGTACGAGTCGAGGTTGTCGCCGAACGTGCGGATCGCCTCGGACCCGGAGTCAGCGGGGTTCGTGCCGTCCACCTTGGTGGCAGACAGGCTCGTAACGCTCGGCGTACCGGTGGCGATGTAGAGCCCGTTGTTGCCCGGGATCGAGTGGTCACGCACCTCGAAGTAGTCGTTGGCGTCGAGCTTCGGCAGGTTACCGCCCGCGCTGGTGATCGTGGTGTTGGCTCCGGACGAGCTACCGAACACCGCGTCGGATACGGCGAGTTCCAACCCCTGGGACAGGTAGTCGGGATCGATGATGAGGGCCATGGTTTAGATGTTCTCCTGTTACGTTAGACGATGCGGACGATTGCGGTGTCGGCGCCCGCTGCGGGGAGCTTGACCTTGAAGTCGTCGTCAGTTGATGCGACATTGCGATGGAAGTCGATCACGGCTAGGGCGCGGTCCCCGTCGGTGGCGTCGTACAGCAGAGCGCCTCGCGCCGTGATCGTCGAATTTGGCCACACCACCGGCGTGTCCCAGGTCGCGTAAGCGACCTCTCCGTCCACCGCCACCGCGAAGCCGGTGAGACTCTTGCCCCCGGCATCGTAGCCCGGAGCCGAGACCTCGCCAGCCGTCGTATAGGTAGCCGTGGTGAAGTCGAGGTTAGCCCCCTCCTCGTAGAGGGCGAGCTTGACGTTGTGCCCCGCGAGGAGCTGGAGCATGGCCTCCTTGAAGGCCGCGGTGAGGTTCTGCTGGATAGCCATGAGTCTCCTTTACGAGATCCTGTACTCGGCCGCGCGCCCGTTGGCGTCGCGTTTCACGCTGATCGTCCGACCGGCAGCCTTCTTGGCCGCGGCCGCTGATGCCCGGAGCCCCGGGGGGATAACGCCCTTTGGTGGCGTCTTCTTGGGTGCCGGGAGCCCCGCGTTCGGCACGCCAACCATCGGGTTCGCGTTCGGGTTCGGCATCGGGTTCGGCAGCGGGTTGCCGTCCGGGTCGTTGTAGATCATGCTGTTCAGGTCTCCGGGGCCCGGGGCGTTCGGCATAGCGGCGGCCGGAGCGTCCGGCTTGTTCGCGATCTCCTGCCGCTCCTCCTCGTCCGTGACGCCCGGCCTCGTGATGCCGCCGATCGACAGGTTGTGGTAGAAGGTCTTGTAGGAGATGCCATCTGCCTGCAGAGCCGCGAGCAACGCCGCGAGTTCCGGCGGCTGCATCTTGACGCTGAAGAAGTCCTTGTTCAGCTCGACTTGTACGTAACTGAGGTCAGCTGGCGTTTTCTCCGTCCCCAGCCACCAGACGTGGACGCGCAGCGCCTTGGTGAGCTGCTGCTCGAGCACCTGCACGATCGTGCGGAGAACCGCTTGCTCCCCGGAGTGCCGCATCCCGACAGCGCCGAGGGTCTCGTTCGCCATCGCCTGCTCCTCGAGGAGGCGGGCACCGAGGACAGCCATCATCTTTCGCTTCTGCTCGTCGGCCGTCTCCAGCGAAGGGAACGTGGTCGAGGACTGCAGCATCCCGGCGCTGCCGCCCTTCTCTAGGATAAGTACGCCGGACGGACCGAGCTGAACTTCGTTCGCGTCGTTCGTAGCCGGCCCGGAGATCCACGGCGTCGGGAGCCCGCTGAAGTGACGCCCGTGTTCCAGGTCGGCCATCGTGCGGTAGTGGCTGAGATTCAGGTCGACGAGGTCGAGGAGCGGCGGCTTTGAGATCCGAGCCGAGGTCCCGGTGGCGTTGACGAAGTAGAACGGGATGAAGTCGAGCGGCTTTCCTCTGCGTACCGGGGTGATCTTCTCGATGATGTGCCAGTCGTCGCCAGACTTGACACGGAGTTCGACTGGGGGCTGCACGGTCTTGGTAGGTTCGCCGCTGTAGCTGAGCTGCGTCTCTTTCTCGCTGTAGGGGATGAACTCCCCGGAGGCTTTAGCCAGCTTCTTCTGCTTCTCCTCGCGGCCGTTTACCGCGTCGCGCTTCTGGTTGGCTCCCTTCGCCCACAGCGTCTGGCTGTAGACCCCGTCCTCTAGCTCCAGCACTCGATACTGTTCCTCCTCCTCGATGGTGAACGGGTCCATCGGGTCCTCGATCTCAGCCTGCTCGCACAACACGACGCGGATCAGCGTCTCCTCGCCCTCGATGCGGTCTGTCGTCCAGTTGATGATGGACTCGGCGTCGTAGCCCGCCCAGTAGGGGCGCTGCTTGTCGCGCAGTTCGGTATCTGCCATGTCGACGAGGATCCCGTAGCGTCCGGTGGTGAGGACCTCCTGCATTGTCTCGAAGCCGAACTGGTCCAGCGTCTGCCCCGTAAGCGTGATATCGTCGAGCTGTTTCAGGATCGGGTTCTCGGGGGGCTTCGGAGACTTCGGCGCTCCCGGTACCCCCGCTTCTGGCGCTCCCGGTGCCTTCTTTCTGAAGGGAGCCGGAGCTGACGTCTCCATCTCGTATTCCGGCTCGCCGTTCTCATCGAGCTTCGGCTCGCCGTTCTCGTCGAGGACCGGGATCGGCTCGCCGTTCTCGTCAAGCTTCTGCTTGGGTTCCGACTCGGGAGCTGATTCCTCTTTGGCCCCTGCCATTTCCCAGGTCGGCTCGCCGTTCTCATCGAGGACCGGCTCCCCGTTCTCGTCGAGAGCGGGGACAGGCTTCCCGTCCGGGCCGAGCCTCCGGCCCTGTTCATCGACAGTCGAAGTGCCCTCTTCCTCGTCTTCGGGTAACGGCTTCCCGTCCGGCCCGAGCTGATCCGGAGCCCCGAACTTCCGAACGGGCTTCCCGTCCGGGCCGAGCTTCCGAACGGGCTTCCCGTCATCTTCGGTGTCGGCGTCGGCGTCGGCGTTGGGTTCGCCGTCAGGGCCCAGCTTCAGCGGCTTCCCGTCAGGGCCCAGCTTCGGCGGAAGCGGCTTCCCGTCAGGGCCCAGCTTCGGCGGAAGCGGCCTCCCGTCAGGGCCTACCTCAACTTCGACAGAGGAGCTTTCGGTTGCCTCCGGCGCGACCTTGACGACCGGCTCCTTCTGGAACACCGCCCCGGCGAACCCGTCGATCGTCCGGCCAGTGGCGTTGAAGAAGAGCGCGCGGGTCTTATAGCCCTCGTAGGCCGTCTTGCCCTGCGTCTGTTTGTGCGAGTCGAGGGCCGGGAGGTACTTCTCTCCGGCGGTCTTGACGGCGTCTGAACCCTCATAGCAGTCCCGGCATCGCTCCCACTTGGAGAGAAAAGAATCGTACTCTTTGTGGTGGGTGTTCACCGGCACAGGGTTGACTCCTTCGAGGGACGCGACGCCGCCAGGCGTAGGATTACGACGGTTGAGACAGGGGCTCCAGTCCTACTGGAGATACCACATTGCATTATACCACGAACCATGATCGTTACCACCTTAGCCCCAGACGGCCCGGACGGTCTTGATCGGACGAGATCCGGTCACCAGCTCGTTGAACGCGGTGCTCGCGGCGTCGACCTGGTCGTCGTTCCGACCGTTCGGGAAGATCTCGTGCTCGGCCACGAAGGCCGCATTCCACGGCGCACGCTTCAGGTACACGTTCCCGGCCTCGCACTGCGCCCGGTACGGCTTGGCTCGGGTGACCTTGTCGCCGGTCGTAGGCGACGGGCCGTAGTCGTAGCCGACGAGGGCTCTCGCCCGCGTCGCGATCACCATGGCCCCCGCCGACCCGGGTTCCTTCTGCTCACGCTGCGAGACCTGCTTGCCGTCCATCCGGGTCGTGGTCTTCATCTTCTCGTCGACTTCGTTAGGACCCCATTGACCACGCGTCACGTCCTCGACGATGACGGCGCCGGACTCGTCGTCGTACGACATCTTGACCCCGACGGTGTAGTCGCCCGCGCCTTCTGTCGCCGCGGTGTCCCACCCCCGGACTCTCCGGAGCTTCCGATTCGGAAGCTCGTCGATATACTTGAACCAGGAGCCCTTGAAGAGGCCGCCGCCCTCGGGAGCAGGGATCTGTTGTAGTTGCCCGGCTGAACCATAGGGGCCTAGGTCGATCTCTAGCTGTCGGACACGCGGCTCGGGGAACAACGCGGGCCAGAGCAGTTCGCCCTCGGTCGTGCGCGGGTCGCGTGGGTGCGCGCGCTTCGGGTCGAATCTCATTGGAAAGCAAAGGTGCCGCCACTTCCCGCCCTTCGCGAGGACGTGCGCGGACAGGTCCTCCTCGTGGAGGCGCTGCATCACCACGACCTTGCGGACGCCCCGGCTCACACCGCGGGTGCTGAGCGTCCGATCCCACCAGTCGAGCACCGCCTTTCGAGTGACTTCGCTTCGGGCCTCGTCGGCCTTGTGGGGGTCGTCGACGATGATTCGGTCGGGGTGTTCTCCCGTTCCTTCACCGTGTGTCGAGGTCGCGAGCCGCCAGCCCTCGTGATCGTTCACGTACCAGAGCTTTGCGGACTGGTCGTCGGCCAGCTGCACCCCGTAGTTCCTCACGTACCACGGCGAGGTGATGACGTCGCGCATCTTCATCGCGTCGCGCATGCTGAGACGTATGCCGTACGTCGCGCTGATGATCCGAAGCTCGGGCTTCCGGGTCCATTCCCACGCAGGCCAGAGGACAGAGGTGAAGATCGACTTCGCAGTCCCTGGCGGGATGTTGATAAGCAGGTCCTCGTCCGCGTTCACGCCGTCGCTGATCTGCTGGAGTTCGTCGCAAAGAACTTCTAGATGCCAATTCCAAACGATCGGCGTCGAGGGCTCGATCAGCTCCCAGGTCTTGTAGACGAACCGCTTGAAGTTCCGTTTGCAAAGTACGGCCTCGACGTGCTCCAGCTCCGTCCTCGGATCTGGCCGGTCGTCTTCCGTCTCGTCTAAGCTCACCGCGTTCTCGGCACGCTAGTCGGCGTTCTCGTCTCCGAGGACCCGCCTCGGCTCGCCCTGGTGAGCGACCACGGGTCGCGCTGCCGCTGCGGGTCTGGGACGAACTCGGTGATCTCTGGTCCTCGCTTGGGCGAATCGGCAGGTCTCTGCGGGGATCCCGGAGCCTCCGCGCGGTATGGCGTGGTGATCGACCACGGGTCACGCAGCGGGGGCAACACGGGTTCCAGAGCTGCGGGGACAGAGGAGTCGAACTTCTCAAGGGGCGTTCTCGTATCATGGTCGCGCTGGACGACCCGGCGCGGCTCTGTCAACTCCCACGGATCCGTTTGTTCCTGCGGTTCTGGAATAAACTCGGTGATCGGCGGCGCCGGGTTGAGTTCCTCCGTCGGCCGGCGCGGGTTCGTCACCTCGGTATGCACAGAGCGTGGCGCGCCGAGTGACCACGGATCGACCTTGACCTCTGGCTCGAGCACGACGGGCGGAAGCGGTTCGAGTTCCTCGGTTGGCCGGAACAGTGACGGCTCCTCTGACGTGACGTGGCGGGGAACCGTGAACGACCACGGGTCCTGTTGATCTTGCTTGGGGATGTACTCTCCGATGACTGGCGGTGGCGGCTCGAAATCCCCGGTCGGATGGAGCGGCGTTCGAGTTTCCGGCTCGACGCGTTGGACCGGGGTGAGCGACCACGGGTCGCACTGTTCCTGGCGCGCGGGAACGTACTCCTCGATCGGCACCGGCGGCGGGAGGGTCTCAGTGGCACGCAGCGGCTCGATCACCTCACTCTCTACCCGCCGCGGCGACGTCAGGGACCACGGGTCGACCTGCTCCTGTGGCTCCGGAACGAACTCGACGACCTCTGGACCGCGCGGGACTGTCCCGGTCGGTCTAGGGGCCGCCGTCGTCGGGGGCGTCGCGAAGTCGCGTGCCCGGTTGCGCGACCAGCCATAGTCGTCCGGCGGCGTCATCCCGCCCCAGATGCGCTTCGTGTCCGGGTCGTCCGGTCGCGCGTAGCGCTCCGGGTACCGGGCCCTGTCTCGCTGGTCTGTCGGTGTCGCCATCTTTTCTTCACTTCCTCTTTTTCTTCAACACTTTCACGGCGGAGGCCGGCTGGCTGAACCTGGTCTTGTCGCTCACTCGTCGTCCTCCACTCGCAGGAGCTGGATCACCTGCGATGCAGCGCCTCGCCGAAGAGGGTTCTGTACCGGCCGACACGGTACTGTACCGGGGAGCCTATGCGAAGGAGCTTCCGCGACGGGCTGAAAGAGGGGCCGTTCCAGAGGGATCCGGACGTGCTGTCGAAGGTGCCGGACGGCGACCCGAGCTTGCCGACCGAACGGGTGTCACCCAATCACCACTCCGTTTTCGTCGGAACCCACGGCGCCGCGTCCGGTTCGGTGTCGTCATCTTCCGCCCCGCTGTCCGGCACCAGCGACTCATAGCCGAACGGGATCGCCCCCTCGAACGCCACGTCCTCGCCCCGCGTCGGCCGCATATGCGAGACGTAGCCCTCCCAAAACTCCCCGGGAATCCCGTCCGGGAACGCGGCGCACGTCACCGGCGACGCGCTGTCCTTGTCGAAGTGCTTGCACAGGGTGCAAAGTGTAGGACGATCCGCGATCACGACTTGCTCCTGATTCTAGCGAAGTATGCCTTCACCACTCGGTCCATCGCCTTGACGGTAGGGTGCGCCTTCGTGCCCTTGTCGCCGTACTTGAGCATGGAGAACGTCTCCGCGAACAGCTCCAGGTCGTTCTTCCGAGCATACTCCGTCACCTTAGTCCGTCGCCGCGACTCGATGGCGGCGACCTCCTTCATGAACGCCTGCTTAATCTCCGGGTGCTGGAAGTCGAGCTGGTGCGCGAACTCGTGCCGCACGACCGACGCGTAGCTGCGACTGCCGTCGTGGAAGTCGGGCTCCGCGTCTGACGTCTCGCGTAGCTTGCCCGCCCCGAAGCCTAGGTGTGCCGCCGTGAAGCTGGTGATCCCGTCCTTCCCGAACGTGATGCGGTCGCCGTGGCTGTACGCCGTCGCACCCATGCCACTGGCGTTCATCTTGATCTCCCGTACCGCTACCTCGGGGTACTCGTCGCGGAGGGTCTTGAACTCGTCATGCACCATCGTCAAGACGTGCTTGTCAGCGTTGCGCGGGAGGCCCTTGATGTCGGCTCCCGGGAACATCTTGCCCATCTTCGTCTTGAAGTCCTTGTTGTCTCGGATCGTTGCCTCGAAGCCCGGTTCGATCTCGACACGGTTCCCCTTCCGGTCCTTGTAGACTACGGGACGGTCTGCGTACGGGACCGCGTCCGGGCTGACGCCGAGCCGCTTCGCGACAGCCAGCATCTCGGGGTCGTCGGGGCTCGCGTGGGTCCTCACGTACGAGCCGCGGGACGTCATCCCGGCCTCGGAGTTGGCGTTGATGACCGCCAGCGATGCTGGCGACATCCCGCTGTATTGGGTCGCTGGGGTCTGCGTCGGCTCCTTCGCCTCGCCGCCGGCCGCCCGCTGCGCCATCCGCTCCTGGTCGCGGTCGTAGTTCTTGACCGCTCTCTCCGCGATCTCTGCGTCTCGCTGCGCGTCGCGGAGCTCGCCCTTGGCCCGCGACAGTTCGACGCTAGCCTCCTCCCGCCGCGCGGAGTTCTCAGGGCGCGCGCGGTAGTTCCGCTCGGCGTCCCACTTCTGCTGGTTCGCCACCTCCGTCGCCTGCTGCGCTTCGTGGTATGCCTGCGCGATCTCCTGCTGCCTCGGATTCAGCTCGGACATCGCCTGCTCATCGTCGGCAGCCGGCATCCGCAGGCCCTCACCGCGGCGGCCGCCGCCCGCCCGCTCCCAGTCCTCGAGCGCCTTAGCGCACTGTGCCTGGGCGTACTTGTACTGCGCGTCGGCAGCCTGATACTCCGGCGTGCGTCGCCCTTCAAACGCGACCTCGTTCAGCTTCGCCTCGAGGTCCCTGACGCGTGGTCCGAGTTCTTGCGCGCGCGCGCGCGCCTCCGTGGCCCGCTGCGTCCACTCAGCCTTCGAGCGCATGGTGAACACCGCGTCGGCAGACCGCTGCCGGAGAGCCCCCATGGCACGTTCGTACCGGCTTGAGGTGCGAGCGACTTGCCAGTCGCCGCGGGACACCGTGACGGGCCCCTGGCTCCCGCCGCGCGAGTCCGTCCACTGGTTTCCCCGGAACGGATGGCCCTGCTTGTCGCCCACCGGATCAGCTCCAACTCTTCTTCTGGGTACCGCTTCCCGAGTTCCCTCGCTGAGTTCCGGACCACTCCCGTCGGGTCCGCGCGGTGCTTTCCGCGCCGGCGGTCTTCTTCGCCCGCTCCAGCTCATCGTCAGCCAGCGAGCCGTTCGGCTTCAGCTCCGGGGCGACCCAGTTGAACCGGACGGGTGAACTCTTTAGCGCCACGCGGGCGAACTTCTCCTGGCGCGCCAGGACCTCGGCGTCGTACTCCCGGATGTCTGCGTCCGTCACCAGCACTTCGAAGTCTGTCACGGTTTCTTCCCCCAGATGCGGGCCCCGCTGAGCGCCCCGCGCTTTACCCGCGGCTCGACATCCGCGTCTTTCTCCACGACGCCGGCGGCGAAGGTTCGCAGCGCCCGGCGGTCCAGCGTCAAGTCGGACGGCGGCACCCCCGGGAGCGAGCGGACGGTCTTGCCGTTCTCGACGTAGACGAAGTTAGCCTTTCCCGCGTTAGCCTTACTGAACGCGTGGTGGTTCCGAGCCCCAAGGGCGTAGGAGTCGGCGAACACGGCGGCGTCGACCATCCGCCCGTCCTTCGTGTTGCGCGCCCGCGCCACGACGCCTCGCGGCGGGCGGCCCGACGCGGGGTCACCCTTGTCGGCCCAGGAAACTTTCGGGTCCGAGCTGACGTAAACGTACGTCACGGGGATGCCGCGCCTGGCCGCCTCCTTCAGGAGCCACGGGTTCTCCGTGGCGTTCTGGTCACCGGCGCTGTCCCACACGACGCCGTACCTCTTGACGTTCACCTCGGGGACCTTATCCGCCAGGTTCTTGAGCGCAAAACCCTTCCCTGCGCCGCAACCGCCGACGGTGACGAGCAACCCCTTCTGACGCTCCTCCGGCGACATCTGGTCGAGGTGAATCAAGAACGCGCGCTTCGTGACGGCGGATGCCGTCTGGTGGAGCGCAGTATTCATCGTGGCGCGGACCTCAGCCCTCTGCTCGCCGCTCAGCCCGTCGCCAGCCCACGGCGCGAAGAGATTCTTAGCCGCGTCAGCCTCGAATTTCACCGGCGGGCCGTCAGTCCTAACCATGCCGAGGTACTGCCGCGCCATCCCTCCGGGGTCCGCCTCGTAGGCGTCGGCGAACGCGCTCTCGGCTGCGCGCTCCTGCGGTGTCAAGTTCGGGAGCCGAGGGACTACCGGAGGCGGCGGGACCTCGTGCGCACCCACGCCGACCCGCGCGCGGTCGGTGATACCGTCACCGTCAGTATCCTGCTCGACATCCGGGCGGTAGCCCTGCGGGGGAAGCGGCGCGGTCCCCGGCTCGGCCGCGATGTCGGCCCCGCCGCCGCCGGTACCGCCGCCCTCTTTCACCCACTGCCCGCCGTTATCTGCGCCCTTCGGCGCGCGCTCCTGACTCGGATTGTAACCCATCCTTCTATTTTACTCCGTTCCCTCACTGCAGCCAATCAGCCAGCCGCAGGCCAGGCACACGTACTTGCAGTGCCCCAGGAACTTCATCGCCGTCCCGCAGACGCAGGTCACCGCGATCCCTCCAAGAACTGGTCGGGCACCGTCGCCCAATCTTCACCCACCACGAGCAGGGCGACGCCCTCGCCATGGAGCATCCAGACGTTGATCCCGACGACCTCGCCGCGCGCGTTGAGGACGCAAGACCCGCTGGACCCGCGACCCGGGGACGCGCTGTAGACCAGCATCCCCGCGGTGCGCCCCGTCACCTTGACTTCGAGGGTCTCGTCACCAACACCCCCGCCGTACTTGAACCCGACGACGTAGACCTTGTCGCCGATCTCAGGCGCCCGGTCCGCGCGGCGAAGGAATGCCGGGAAGATTTTGGTCCCCGAGACCACGCGGATCAAACTCAGATCACGCCGCTTGTCCGACCACTGCCACTGCGCGGTTCCCGTGTTCCCGAGCTGATCGCCCCACACCACGTAGGGCGCGAACCCGGCGCCCGGCCCCCACGCTGCTTCGCGCGTGACCGCGACGTGGTCGGCGGTCAGCGCGTCAGTCGGGCTGATCGGGCAGGCATGGCCGAGACCGTCCCGCGTCCAAAGACTGAGAATCCGGTCCTCTCCGATCACCCGGTAGACTGGCTTCGGAGTCGGACTCGGTGACGGGTTCGGGGTCGGGGATGCCTTCATCACCATCGGAACCGAGATAGAGACTGAGGCGCTGTACGCGACGAAGACCAGAAGCGCGAGCCCGAGGATAACGCCCGTCGCCAAACCTACCGCACGCGCCGCGATGCGGCTCACTTCAGTTTCCTCTTCGCAGCCGAAAGCGACTTCTTGGTGATCGGGAGTTTCTTGAACTTGGCGCAGGTCGACTCGATCGCTTCGATCATTCGGTCCTTCTCGGTAGCCGCGTGCTCACCGAAATCAATCTTGAGATCGGACAGGTTGCCCTTGATCTCCGAAACCTCGGTCTGGACCTCGCGCACCGTGCCGTGGACGCTGGACAAGGAGTTCTTTATCTCCCTCCACTCGCCGTTGGGCATCGTGGCCTGCATGACGGCTATCGCCTCCCCGTGCTCCTTCGATTCCTTCTTCAGCTCGTCTGCGAGGTTCAGGAGCCTGTTCACTCCGAGAGCGGTTCCGCCGGTCAGGGCTGTCACGACTAGTCCGATTCCGGCTACGATGATCTCTTGACTCACGGTGCGGGCTCCAGTCTCGGCGTCTCGCCGGGTCTGACTGAGGTTTGACGAAGGGTTACACGAACAGGCGCTGGATCGCCAAAATCCGCGCCTTAGGAAACGACTGTATACTGACGCTGTTGGACTGGTTTCCGCCGAGAACGAGGACGCGATCAGGGCCATCCCATCCCGCGAAGAAACCGACGTGCCCCTGGGCGGCGAGAACCTCTACGCCTGGCTGCGGTCCGTCGCCACGCTGCAGGATCACCACGTCGTAGCCCGGTGTCGCTTGCGCGAGGTCGATCCGCGCGCCTACTGCCAGCCAGCTGCGGGCCGCCGCGCTCTTCGAACGAGGCAGAGACAGCTCCCACGTCATCCCATTCGCGAACGCGGAACACCACGCGATTTCGTCCGGCGTCTCTATCGTGAACCCCGTGCAGAGCGAGAGCCACCACTGGATCAGCGGGTGGTCCTTGCCCGGAGCGGACAACTCCTTAACCCCGACGTACCTCTGTGCCAGCTGGAACGGGGTCACTCGGCCTCCCCGTGCGCGGCCATCTCGAGCGCGCGGAAGTGCGCGAGGGCCTTGGCCTTGTCCCTGCCGTGATCGCCGCCTGGCACGACCTTGCCGCTGTCGCGCTTCACGACGAACCAGCGCCTGCTCCTCCGAACTACGGAATAGGGGTTCCCTTCAGCCTCGACGACCTCGCTGTAGGGATCTTCGCTGTCGTCCAAGAACCAGCCGCCGTCTGGTGTTTCCGGCATCACTTTCTCCTCGCCTTCTTGTAGTACACGCCCATGTGCGCGTAGGCCTTCGCGAACTGCTTCATGATAATCTCCTGCTCAATCGGGTATCCGGCGTTGGCCTCCTCTACCGTGATCTGCCCCGTCCCGATCAACATCCGTGTGTTGTTCTGGATGTCGTCACGGATGGAGTGGTAAGTCGTGAGCATCCCGTCGGTCCAACCTTTCGACCCGACTCCGAGCCGGTATAGCGACCCGTCGCGGCCGACTGCCCGGATCTCTCGGAGCCCCTTCAACACTGCCAGTTGAACATCATCGTCGCTGAAAGAGCTGCTGCTCGGGTGGTTATGAGTGAGGACGCCGCCGCGTAACTTCTCGACCTCCTCCGGCGTGAAGGTCACGGAGCGCTCGTCGCCAGACTTGCGTAAGAGAACCTTGCCGGAACTGTCGAGGACGACCGCCGTCTCCCAAGTTTGGGCGTAGATCGAAGCCTCGTGCTCCGCGAGGAGTCGGCGCCCCGTGTCCGTCATCTCACCGGTCGGGTCGTCGTCAGGGGTCGGTGCCGCCCCGCTCGCGGCGGGCATGTAGTCTCCGCGTTGGACTACGGCGGTCGTCCCGCCGCCGTGCGAGACGCGGTCCGTCCATTGGTTGCCCCTGAACGGGTGGCCCTGCTTGTCACCCACCAGAAGCTTCCTTCTCACCGGGTTCGTCATGCTTCTTGGACTCGCAGCCCGGGCGAGCGCGTTCCCAGCGATCCTTCAGCTTAGAGTTCTCTCGCGACTGCCATACCATGTTCTCCGGGACGTCAGGTCCTCCGCATGCGAGAGGAAAGATGTGGTCGATCACGTACCCCGGGCGCCCGTTAACAAAACCGGTACACCTCTTGAACTCACGGATTGCCTCACGTGACCGGATCAGCTCCCCGGTCTTCGCATGGCGGACGCGGTAAGGCAGGAGCTTTTCAGGGAATGGACAAGTCTCCAGCCCGACCGCTCCGGGGCGGGAGCCAGATAGCATCGCGACGAGGAGGAACTCTGCGATCACTGGTACGCGTCCCCGCTGTCGTCGCTCTTCTCAGAGCGATCAGCTAGCCGGGAGAGCGCGTCGATATACTCCCGGGTCATCTGTTCGTTGATCTTACGCTCCTCGCTGCGCTTGAACATCGCGAACAGGAGTGCGTACAGCTTGGCAGCCTCGGCCACCACCAGGAGGATGAAGTACAGTACGACGCACCAGCCGAGCGCGACGAGGACGGCGTTCAGTTCCTGGCTCATCGTTCCTCCCGGGCCCTCGCCATCATGAGACTGCTGAAGTACCCGATCGCCGAGATCTGGGCCTTGAGCCCCTTCCCGTAGTTCTTCTTCACGCCGACTCCCTGGAGCACGACCCAGTCGCCTCCTCGGTTCACTACCGAGTGCGTCGTCGACTGGATCAGAACTAGGTCATCGTAAGGTCCACGTTGCACCGTGCTCACTTCGTCCACCTCCCGCCCGTCGGCTGGCCGGCGGGAACGCGCTTCTGGTCCACGCCGCCCGCCTTGCGCTTCTCAGCGCCGTGGTGCCTGGCGAGCTGCAGCGCGAACTTGCGCTCGCTGCCCTTCAGACCCTTCGCGATCTCCAACGCGGCTCGCTGGCGCGCGGCGTGGTACTTAGCGCGGCCGCCGGGGGTGTCGACCACGTGGAGGGACGCGTTCGTAGTCTTCTCAGCCCGCGGGTCCTGGCTCTCGAGCGCGTCCTTGACGTTGCGCCTCCGCCTCCAGTCGCGGTACTCCTGGGCCGCCTTCTCCCTCTGCTCCGGGGAGATCTCGTCCAGGTCGACCACCCGCGTCCTCGGCTCCGCGTTTGGCTGCGGTGGAGTCGCGGGGATCGCGTTCTCGCGTTTGAGGTGATCGAGATCGGGGGCTGCCGGAATCGGAGGGCCCGAGATCACCTTGAACTTCGGTTCGACGTTCGCGTCCGTGATGACTTGGAACCTCGGTTCGGCGCGGGTCTGGATATAGACCTTAGCCGGCGCGGTGCGCGTCCAGTCCGCGATGGCCTTGCCTTTCCTCGTATACTTGACGCGGGGGGTGTCCTTGCCGAATTTCGCCATTTACTTGTTCCTGAACTCCCCGCCCTTGCTAGTTCCGGCCGGGTGGCGCGGGTGCTGGTCTTCGAAGTCACCGCGCATCGCAGCCTCTGTCGCCCGCGCGTGGCCGACGGTACCGGGCACGTGGCCCAGAGCCGTCGCTCTATCGTGCGCCGCTGCCGAGATGTCATCGGCGTGCTTCGCGGAAGCGGCGACTGCGGGATCTCTACGACTCAGCTCAAGGCGCAGCTTGGCCAGGTGTCGTTGGTTCTCGATGTTCGCGCGATCTCCCATCGTACCGGCGCGAGCTTTCGGGGCGCCAGCAACTCGCGCCGCAAACACCTTCTCCGCGGCGCGAAGCTCTGCGACCGACGCAGACTTCATCATCGCGTTCGGTTCGTCCGGAGAACCAGGTGCGGACATCCTCGCCGCGTCGGCCGCCTTCATCTCCGGGGTGCGGCGATCGACGTAGGTCGGGATGCCGAGTGAGGCGAGCGTGCCGGGGTGGACGCCGACGCCCATCTGCTCGAGCGTAAGGGACTTCTTGGATCGCGGGGGCGCGACGCCGAGCTTGATCGGAAGCTTCTTCTCACCGGAAGACTTCGCGACCTCAGCCGCCATCTGGTCGGTGAGTACTGATCCTGGGTTCTTCTGCCCGAACCCGCCGCGCGGGGCGCGCTGACGATCGAGCTTCTCCTGCTCCGGGTCGCGGGTCATCTGACTGACGCTCCCGCTGGTGACCTTGATCGACTCTGGATCACGAAAGCCCTGAAACGGGTCGTCGGGCAGCTTGTGGCCGCCCTCGCGGAGCCCTTTCTGGATCTGGTTCTCCAGCTTATTTCTGCCAGAGAGTGACGCCAACCGGGCGTCGGCCTCCACGTGCTGGCCCGCGGCGCGTAGCGCCTTAACGAACGGGTCGTTCTCACCAGTACCAACTTCGCGGCGAGGGCCGACTGACTGCCCAGGTTGAATCTTCGTCCGGGTGCGGTGTGCCCTCGTCCGATGGCTTCCGTATGCCATTATCAGCGCTCTTCGTGCTCGGCCCACTGGTCGCGGCAGTCGGACATCTTGCGCCGCCAGTCGATCGTCTCGGGCGGCTTCCCGCCCATCGCGCAGCGCCACCTCTCGATCCGATTAACGCGGTCGTTTATCGTGTCCCACCGCTCGTAGAGGCCGATCACCTGGCCGAAGACTCCCCAAAGCAGCGGAACGATGACGAGCAACGCGCCCGCGACTTGGACCGTCTTCTTGTCGATCTCCACGTCACACCACCTGATACTTCTGCTGGACGATCTGCCGGGGCTGAGGGAGAAGCCTCTGATCGTTTTCGGCCGAGGTGAGGAACAACCTGACTTGTGCCCATCCCTCCGGGAGCAGCTCGATCGACGCCACGCGGCCAGTGACCTCGACGCCGTCGATCCAGACACGCGGGTCTACCCCGTTCGGAGCTTCGGACATCTTCAAGTCGATCATTCTCTATTCTACCTTGTCTCGATCCGCGCGCCAAGCCTGGTACTCGGCCCAATACCCGACGGCCATCACGACCGCCGCTACGAGTACGGCACCCGCCAGGGTCATGAGGGCCCATGCTACCTGGTTGATCGACTGAGCCACGAAGAGCGCCTCAGGGGCCATATGATCGATCACTCTCACCCAAGCAGAACCAGATCCCTGTCGGGACGAACTGCTTTCCCGTCCAGACAGCTTGAGGGTAACAGTCAGAGAACGTCGGTTGCACCCACCTCGTCGACGCCCAAGCCGTGAGGCACCAGAAGATCAGCGCGAGCGCCACCCTCCCGAGCCACCGCACGCGCCTACCACCGCTTCTTCGGTCCGAAGTTCTCGCCGCAGTGACCGGTCTCACACGCCTCGGCGCGAGCCTCGTCAGCGGCGAACTCCTCAGGCGTGTGCGTCGCCCCCGTCTTGATGTTCTTAGCCTCGACGACCTTCCCGCCTTGCCACGCCAGGCGGACCTTCTTCCCCGTCTTCGTCGTCTTGACGCGGTACCGCGCTCCTGAGATCGGCATGGTTCACTACACCTTGTCGGGCATCAGCCTGTCGCGAGTGGCTCGGCCCTCCGGGCTACCGCCCTCGGCACAGCCGCGGCACTGCCCGGTCGGGCAGTCGTCGTGGTCAGTAGTCGTCACCGTAGCCTTCCACCCTCATCTTCCGGAATCGCGCTGAGCGCGATTACTGATTAGTACGTCTTCTTCCTGCCGCCGCCCTTCTTGAACGGCTTCGCCGCGCCTTTGAACGGCTTCTTCCCCTTCGCCATCTCGGCCTCCTCTATTACTGGGGTTCAGCGCGTCACAGCGGGGGTGGTGTCTCACGTCAATCACGGGCCCCTCCGCCGTCTCCCGCCGTCGTAAGACCTCGGCCTTGCAGTAGACACAAGGCCGGTGCCTTGCGTACCACGTCTCGGGCTTCGCAGGCGGGATCGCCGTCGTGAACACGCTCGTCTTCATTCCTCGAAGAGGGCCTCGACCGACTCCTTACCCTCCTCGTACCCCTTCTGCCATTCCTTGAACGCCGGGTCGTCCGGGCCGCTGACGTTTGCGGGCCCATATGGGCTCGGCTGATGCGCCCTAGACTCGAGCGCCTGGGCGACGCCGCTACGGCGCCCACCTTCGTAGTCCGAGTCGGGCAAAGTGGCGTACGGGCCGACGGCGGCGACGATCGCGCTGACCCGGTCCGCCTCTGGCCGCTTGGCCGACGACCGCGAGCCCTGGACGATCTCGCTCGTCTCCGGCGTCACGCCGAAGATGCTGCCCCGGGTCACGTCAGCTCACCCCGGCCGCGAGCTCATCCTCACTGTCCTCAGACTCCGGCTCGGCGGCCGGCTCGGTCGGTTCAGCGACCGGCTCCGCCTCGTCCTCGTCCTCGTCCTCGACCGCGTTGAAGAGCGCCGACGCGACTTCCGCTTCGGCCTTTGCTTTGAGGCTCTCCACGATCACCTCGTCCCCGTCCTGCCACTCCAGGTGGACCTCCGGGTCGAAGTCGGACTGGTTGATGTATGCCCAGCTGCCGTTGTAGTGGACCTTGATCGTCGGGATTGCTGCCATGTCACTTCACCTCCGGAGCGTTCAGCCCCTTATCTGCTGCCGTCGCGTCCTTCGGACGCTTTACCCACAGCGCAGCCAGCGCGGCGATCGCTCCGCCCTTCGCTGCTGCGTAGAGCGCCGCCGGGTCCGTCGTCCCGGACTGCGCCAACGAGACCACGGCTCCGAGCGCCCCGCCCGCCGCCGTCACGAGAACCGTTTTCACCACCGGGCTCCGGTGGAGATACTCCACGACCTTCCAGATGTTGATGATGTTCACGCGAACCTCCCACCGTCTTCCCGCCCCCGGGCGTGACGACGGTGCTTGCTCTCATCGAATTCGCCTCGACCGCCTAAAGGGACGTCGGACACCCGAGCAGGGATCGAATTCTCGTTACGAAGATGGTCCATGTCTGGCTCAGCTGTCGGCTTCTTCGGGGCCTTCTTAGCAGGCATGTGTTCCCGCCGGAGTCGGTCGGCCACGCTCCCCGTACCTGAGCGCCGGAACATCGGGTTGCTGTTCTTGCTGACAGACTCGTTTCTCGCTGCGACTCGGTCCTGGTGCGAGACCTTACCGCTCGCTTCGTTCCGCTTCGCGCGGGCTTCGGACTCCTGCTGGCGCTTGATCTCCGCTGCGGTGGGCGGCTTCGGTGGCTTCGGTGTCGCCATGTTACTTCCCGAACGGCGGCTTCTTGGCAGCTGGCTTCTTGGCAGGCGCTTCGGTCTCGTCCTCAGGCTCCTCGACGTCGGACGTGTCGTCTTCATCCGCGCTGTCCTCCGGAGTCGTAGACTTCAGGTCAGAGTTGGCCGACGGCGGAAGAACCGCCGAGGGCTTGCCCTTCTGCTGGGCCGCGGAAGCGAGAGTCGTGAACGAGAAGATCGGCGTGTTGTCCTCCGCCTCGCCGACCTGGTAGCTCGCGCGCGGGTCGGGCGGCGGGGCGACGGCAGGGCCGGTAGCGGTGGTGATCTTGATCGCACCCTGCGAAGCGCGGGCTGCCTCGGCCTCCGGGCTCAGCTTCGGCTCAGACGCCGCAGGCTGCGGGCCTTGGGCGTTGGTAGACTTCGACGCCGCCGGGGCCTTCGGTGCTGATCCGGCCATTGGGTCCGGCGACGCCGCGCCCTTGCCCTTCGGGGCGACCGGCGGGGTCTGACCCGGGTATTCTTTGATCGGGGTATGCGGGCCTTTCGGGCCCTTGCTCTTCTCGGCTGCCTTCTTCGGCGGGAATGCCATCTTTTACCTCTTGCGGGTCGACTTCTCGTAGTTCTTGAACGCCGCGGCTATGTCTCGCCGCTCCTTCGCCGCTCGAGCTCGATAGTCCGCTGCCTGCTTATTCGTGATCCCCTTGGCGAAACCTTCAGCTTGAGCGTTCTCGGCCGCCACGACGCGCACCCCACGCGCGGGCTTGGCGAGTTCCGCCTTCTCCGCTGCCAGTCGCCGGCGGGCGGCCTCGGCGACCACGCCTTTCCCGGCGGCCAGCGTCCTCAGAGCGTCCTTCCTCACCTCCTCGCGCGTCGAGGTCTTACTGACCGCCTTGCCGACTACCTCACCGCGGGCTCCGAAGCCGTGGCCAGACGGGTAGCTGTGCCCGGCGGGCAGCGCTCGGGCCGCGCGCTCCATCTCGCCGAGGTTCGTCACGCGGCCATTCTTGTCGAACACGGGCTTCGGGACGCCGCTCTCGTGCGGGTTCGTGAGGTTCAGCGCGGCGATGTTCGCCGCGCGGTTGGCGTCGCGGCCGGCCTCCTCCGCGGCGTACCCGGCGCGCATTCGGGCACCCATCTCGGCCTCTTCGCGGGCCGCCGCCTCACTTTGGAGCGGCGGCCAGGTGCTGCGGTCGTCCGGCTTGGCTAGCTGGCGCTGGACGAAGGCACCGGGGGTCTCTCCCGGGCGGAGGGCGTTCGCGGCGATCCGCTTGATTTCTCCGGACAGCTCGGCCTCGGACTTCCCGCCGCCGACCGGCGTCCACTCCTTCGGGTCCTTCGATACGAGTTCTGTGGCGACTTGTTTCACCCTAGCGCTGAGTTCTGGCGGGACGTCCTTGCCCCTGACCTTCAGGTCGTGCTCGAGCGTCGAGAGCCGCCGCAGCTCGTCGCTCTTCCGGTTGTAAACGTCGGCGCGCTCCCGCTCACTCGGCTCGATCCCGATCCTGCGGTCCGCGGCCTCGGCGCTGGCGCGGGAGTGCAGGCGGTCCATCGCTGCTGACTGCGCTGCAGTGTACTGGTTGCCCCGGAACGGGTGGCCCTGCTTGTCGCCCATTTCAGCTCCTCCGCCAACTAGCGTTGAAGTCGCGCTGGCGCTTCCTGTTGTCGCGGTTCTGTTCAACCTCGGCGTCGTACGCGCCCTTTCCCCCTGCGGGGACATCGGAGATCTTCGCCGGCATCGCGTTCTCGCGCTTGAGGTGATCCAGGTCTGGCGCCTCTTTCCGCGTAGCAGATGCCTCCAGCTCCGCAGCCGTCTGCTGGATGAGTGCCGGTGATACGTAGACACCCTGGAATCGCGCACGGGCGTCGCCGGCGCGGATCCGCGCCTCCCGGTCAGCCTCGGCGCGCGCGACCACGAGGGCCACCGCCTTATCCTCGACGCTAGCGCGATCGAACTCGCGCTGCGAGCGGCGCTTCGCGAGAGTCGCCCTACTGGGCCCGGCGGGCTTATCGAGAGCCTGTTGTATCCCGTAGGCGGCCGCCTCCATCAGCTCGGCGTCCTGCTTGACCCCGAGGGCCGTGGGGCGCTTTGCGAACTCGTCCAGGCGCAGCTGAGCCCGGTACTTCAAGTCGGCCGCCGCGCGCTTCAGCTCGGCGCGGGCCACGTCCTCACGCCCCGCCTCCGCGTAACGGGCGATCTTGTTCCGCGCGCTGACCATCTCGGACCGGCGCGCGGCGTCCGCGTACTGGTTGCCCCTGAACGGGTGGCCCGGCTTGTCGCCCATTTTCAGCTCCTCAGCTCACGTCGAAGTGCTTCATAGCTGTCGCGAGCATCTTGTTGTAGTCGCCCGACCGCATTTCGTCCATGACAGCCTTGGTCCGCTCCGGCGACCAGCCAGCCTTCTTGGCGGCGCGCTGAGCCAGGCCGAGGACCGAGAACGCGTTCCCGTCCGTGCCTACCAGCTTCAGCTTCGGCGGCCTTTCGGTCGCCTGCCGACGAACCTCGCGTTCCACGGCCACCTTCGCCGCGCCCGGGGTAGACCGGCGGCGCTCCGGCGGGATCGCGCCCGCTGCGCGCGCCGACAGGATCCGCTCGTTCACCTTGGCCGACTCGTGCATCCGGTCCATCGCGAGCGCGCGAGGATCGGCAGGGATCGCGTTCTCGCGCCTGAGGTGATCGAAGTCGGGAGTAACCGCTCGAGCTTCTGTGGCCGCCATTTGCTCAGACTCTTCGTCGCGGCGGCGACGGTCCTCGCGCTCCGCCTCCCGGGCCGCGTCCCGCTCCTCCTGCGGGGTCGGCCGGTCGGGGATCGTGACGCGGATAGGGCCCGTGCGACCCTCGACCCGCGCGGAATATACCGGGATCGAACGGCGATCCGTTACCGGGCGGTTGCTGCCTCCGCTCGTGTACTGGTTTCCTCGAAAGTCGTGCCCCGGCTTGTCGCCCATTTCAGCTCACCTCACTCGTAATCGCCATACTTGCCCTTCTTCATACCGAGCGATTTATAGACGTCCCGGCGCGCCCTGGCGTTCGCGTTTCGGCGCACGCGGGCGGCCTCGGCCTTCGTGACGCCAATCGCCCGGTCGGCGATCGCAAGCTTGAGCCGGTCGATACGTGACAGTTCCGGCTCAGGTCGGTCGACCTTTACCTTAGAATAGTTCTTCACTTCGGACTCGGCCCACGTATTTCCCTTGGCGATGCTCTTCTCGCCCGACGCGAATCCAGTGAGATTGTAAACCTTCCCTGGGACCGGACGGTCGAAGTCGCCCTTCCCGCCCTCGGGGACGTTCGACACGCGGGCCGGGATCGCGTTCTCCTTCTTGAGATGATCCAGATCCGGGGCGAGTCCCGCGGCGCGACGGTCGGCGGCCTTCGACAGCTCGCCGCTGACGACCTGCGCCCGGTGCTCGGCCCCAAGGGCGCCAGCGTCGTAGCTCAAGCGGTCGCGGGCGGCCTGCGACATCGGGGCGGACGCCTCCGCGCGCTGCCGGATCTCGTCGGCCTGCCGGTACATCTCGGTGGCCGCTGCGGTGTTCGACTCCACAGCCGCGTGGTCGCCGCGCCGGGCAGCCTCGAGGGCCGCCTGCTCGTAGGCGCGGGCAGCCTTCACTTGCTTGTCCGCCGCGCTCAGAACCCGCTGGCGAGCGGCACCTTCCTTGCTGCCCATGTCACGTTGCATCCCCATCAGGGAGCCCGGGCTCGCGGCGGCCTTGATGTCCTCGGCGGCCTTGATGAGGATCTTGCGCTGCGCGTCAACCGAGGCGCCGCGGGCTTTGGCGGCCGCGACATCCTTGATAGCCTTCTCGCCGATGGCCTTCACCCGGTCGTCCGCCGCCCCGCCGCTCGTGCGCCAAGCGTCGCGGGCCTCCTCTAGCTTCGCCCTGGCGTCGTTGCGCACGACCGGCTGTTGCTCGCCGGTGCGGAGCTCGCGCTCTGCCCGAACTGCGCGAAGCGCGAACGCCTCGCCGGACATGCTGATCGGGCCTTGCTTGAACTTCCCGGTCGCCGGGTCGTAGCCGATCCCGTGCTTCGCGGCGACCAAGTGCCCCTGCTGCGCCTTCGCGCGGTCGTGCATGCGGTCCATCGCGGCCGACTGCGCCGCGGTGTACTGGTTGCCCCGGAACGGGTGTCCCTGCTTGTCGCCCATCGCGTTACCCCTTCTTCCCCTTCGACAGCCAACGGTGAGCCAGGTACTGCTCGGACGCCTTGTCCAGACGCTTGCTCTCCCGCGCTCCGCTCTCCTTAAGCGCGCGCTGGTGATCTTTCAGTTCGTCCTTCAGCTCCTTGATGCGCCGGCGATCCCGCGCTGAGCGGTCGGGGAGCTCCTCGGGGCGGCGACGCTCTCGCGCGGCCATGTAGTCCTCCACGTACACGCCCTTCCCGCCCTCAGGGACGTCGGAAACCTTCGCCGGCAGCGCGGCCTCATTCTTGAGGTGATCGAGGTTCGGTGCCTGGGCGCGCTTCTGCTGCTCGCGGGCGTAGACCGAGCCCTGGTCGGAGTAGTAGCCCTGCTTCGGGTTGTCGCGGCCCATCGCCTCAGCGGCCTTGCGAGCGTCCTCACGCGCGAACGCCAGCTCGGCGTCGGTCATCTTGCTCGCCTTCGCCTCTTCCTTGGCGAAGTCGAGGGTCCCCGTGCGCTCGTGGAACTCCGCGATCCGGGCTGCGCGTTCCGCGGCCTTCTTTTCCGAAGCTGCCGAAGCTGATTCCCAGCGACCTCGCTCGATCGTAAGATCGAGACCGAGCTTCCTCGCGATTCGGTGGTTCTCCCGCGTGGGATTGAACTCGTCGGCGAACGCCGAACTGGGGTCTTCGCCCTTCCGGACGCGCTCGTCGACGCGATCAGCGGCCTCCAGTTCGATCGCGATGGCGTGCGGGTTATCCCACCGACCCTTAGCGATCGCCTTCTGCGAACGCTTGATGTCCTCCTGCGTAAGGGCGCTGATGAGCCCAGCCCGCGTGTACTGGTTCCCTCGAAATGGATGTCCCGGCTTGTCGCCCATTTTCCGGCTCTCCCTTCCTTACCCGTAGAACCCGCGGCCCTTCTTGCTGATAACGGCCTGCCGCTCCTTCTGCCACGTCGACGACCGCTTGCCCGCGCCCTTCCAGGCCGCCCGCGACTTGTCCAGGTTCTCCGAGACGCCGCGAGCCAGCTTGCGGAGCTTGTCCTTCACCGGCTTCGGGAAGTGCTCGCGCACCGAGCCCGAGATCACCGGGCCCTTCGCGCCGTATTTCTTCTCAGACGCCTCCGCGAGCTTCGAGTGTGCACGGCTCAGCTCATAGGCCTTATCGAGGGCCTTGCGGGACTCCGCGATCTTCTCGGCACGGCTCTGTGTCGGCTCACTCTTGTCTCGGTCGAAGGCCTTGCGAGACTCCGCGATCTTCTCGGCACGGCTCTGTGTCGGCTTCGGGCCTGATAGGCGGCGCCCCTCAACTTTGGCGACCTCGCGCTCGGCCTTCTGGATATCCGCCATCGTCAGCCTGCCGACTAGATGATCCAGGTCCTTCTGCTTCCACTCAGGCAAACGGGAATAGGCGTACTCGGCCTGCGTCGGCTCACTCTTGTCTCGGTCGAACGGGTCCGGGTCAGACTTGTATACTCCTGGGCCGCCCTCAGGGACGTCAGAGATCTTCGCCGGCATCGCGTTCTCACGCTTGAGGTGATCGAGGTCTGGGACACTGGACACCGGCTTGCCAGTGGCGGTAGAGAACTTGTTGCCGAACTCGTCCTCACTAACCCCGCGGCCAAGATCGCGCAGTTCGCCGCGCGGCATCTCCTCTGAGTCCTGGCGCTCGCGCTCCGCGTTCTCGGCCATGTGAGCCCGGATCATCGCCTCACGCCCCGAGGCACCCTCAGGTCCGGTGTACTGGTTGCCCCTGAACTGGTGGCCCGGCTTGTCACCCATGGATTAGCTCCCTTCCTGCCGTACGAGCGTTGAGGTCAAAGGTTCCATCAGAACCAGTCCGTGCAGGTCTGTTCGATTCCTGTTCCCGAATTGCACATACGGCAGTTGCCCGTCCCGCTCAAGAACGCCGCGGGGTTGTCGGTATTGTTCGGCGTGCAGTCTTGACCGTTGCGTCCCTTGCGCTTGTACCCGCCGAACAGCAGCCAGTTCTCGACCTCGACGCGCTCGTTGTGCCCGTCGGGCCGCACCTGGCACGACGCTCGCGGCTGACCGTCGGCGTAGGGCGACAGGCCGATCGCCCGGCAGAACGGCTCCTGCCGGACCACGACCGCGGTGGAGTCGTTGTTCCCCATCGTGTGCTTGTACGTGTTGATCTGATAGGCGGGGCGCCCCAGCTCGTTCGAGCCCCAGCCCGGGGGCAGCGTGTCTGCCGTCCAGGTCCGAATCGGGCAGGGCTCGTACGGGCAGCGCTCAGCCGGGGGCGGCGGGGTCGGTTCCGGGATCGGGTTGACCGGCCGGAACGCAGACTTGTACTGGTTCTGCGTCAGGCAGCCGTTCGTGTAGGCGAAGAGCTTCCACTCCTCGTAGACCTGCTCACCCGGGCGGCCGATCGTGAGGTGATCCGCCTTCGGGTTCGCGTCGTTCGTCCCCTGCGCCGCGACGATGCCGGCACCCTGCAGCTCGCGCGCGACGTCGCGGTACGCGTTGTCGATGCCGGCGACGCCGAGCATCAGGCACTGGTCGTTGGCCCACGCGGCGCCGCACGCCTGCTGCGCCTTCTTGATCGCGGCAGCTACCGCCGTACGCAGCGTACTCGTTTGATCCACGCCGTCGCTCGTCCACTCGTCGTCACTCAGCACCGGCGGCGTCAGCTCGGGGTTCAGGTCGCTCTGGCAGTACGGCTTCGGCGGCTGAGTCGGCTGGCAGCCCTTCGCGGGGTCCGTGCACTGCTGCCCGGACGGACAGGTCGCGGGACAGGTCGGCGCGACGGGCGCGCAGACGTTGTTCGTGCAGGTGTTCCCGGTAGAACATGCGAGCAGCACCCAGTCCTGGCCGGGCGGCTGAACCCAGCACCCGCAATTCTGATTCGGCTGGCAGACCGGCTCGTGAGCCGGGGGCTTCACCACGCAAACCGAGCCCTGCGCTGTGTCCTTGCACTCCTGACCTTCGGCGCAGGTCACCCCGCCGTTGGCGCAGGTCGGAGGCGGGGGCGGCGGGACGTACGTACCGCATCCAGCGACGCGATACGCCAGCGCGAGTGCGGTGCACTCGTTCGACGACCCCGCAGCGCACGCCTGGTCCGCAGAGGCCTTGAGACTCGCGCAGCGGCCCGGGTCTGGGGTGGACGCGCAGCCATACAGCGCGAACAGCATCACCGCTCCCGCGAGCCCCGCCAGGGCGCGAACAACCATCTTCAACTTCCGATCGTTCAACTCATCGGTGAGTGGCTGTCCTTCGTTGTAAAGCACTTTAATCTCCTCGGCGCTCAGAAGGCGCATCAGGCGAGTGTCAACTTCGACTTGGGCTCCCCGAACTTCTCTTCGAGGGACGCGTATGACTCTCGGATCGGCATGGGCGGGAACCCGGGGAGGAGCAAGTTCAGATGCCCTACGATGACATGTCCTTGCTGGTCGCGAGCAGGGATCGCGACGCCGACGCCCGGGATCGCCAGGGCTTCGGCGCCGTCCGCCATGGTAATTCGTGCGGGTCTCACAGAGGTAGATCCTCCCTCAGCGGGCGGAACGCCGCGGCTTGTCGCCCACTTGTGCCATTTCAGCTCCTCCACGCCGCGACGACACGCTTGAGCGCGGCGCGGTTGTCTTCGACTGCGGCCTTGCCGGCCGCGATCCACTGCGCGTGAACCTTAGGATCCCGCGAGTCCATCGCCTTTACGTCATTGCCAACGCCCGACAGGTCCGACTGAAGACGAGCATAAACGCCGCCCGCACCATCCCCACCGTCCGGGGCGTCGTAGACCGACCGCAGCACGTCGTCGCCCTCGGTGCCCTGCCCCCCGACGAAAATTCCGACGAGGGGCTTCGCCCACCCGCCGATGCCCCACCCGTTTACCTTACACGGATCGAGTGCCTCGCGGGTCTCGCCGGTCCCGAGAGAGAGCAGCGAGTGACCGCCGCAGCCGCACAGTTCCCACGCTTCGAGCCACGCGCGATAAGCCGGGCTGTTCGCCACGACTCCGCCGTCGCAAAATCCCTGGTAGGGCTCGAAGTAGGTCGGTGCCGCGGCGGTACGGTGCGCGACATCGCGAAGCTTCAGGCCTGCCGCCTGGTGCTGATCCCAGCTCCGAAACCACACGAGCCTCCCGCCCGCAAGGTCCCAGGCGGGGACGAGTAGGTGTGGCGCGCCGCCCGGACGCGCGAACGGCGCGTCGCCTAGGACGCGCCGCAAGAGTCGTTCGAGGCCCGCCGAGTCATACTTCTGGTCGCGGAGTCCCCAGAGGGTAAGCACGCGGCGCTTCCAGCCGTTGTGAAAGATCTCCGGGATTCCGGCGAGGTACAACCGTTCGAGCTCCGCGGCCGGGACGCCGTGGACGATAGCCGCGGCGAGGATCCCGCCAGTGCTAGTCCCCGATACGAGATCGACGTGTCTGCCGACAGGCCCCCCGAGCATGACCTCCAGCTCTTTCAGTACCTGGAGCGTCAAGAGACCGCGGCCTCCGCCGCCGTCAAGAGAGAGAACCCTCATCCCCGGGTACCTTTTGGGAGGCCCGTGTTTGCGTGTAGGCCCGCCGCCTCACGCTCCCGCCGCACCTTAGCCGGTACGCGGATGTACTGGCCGGCCGCCCGGCGGGCCTTAGTCGCCCGCCTAAGGGCTCGCTCCGCCGCCAGACGTTCCTCACGAACTTTTTTCACGGTCTCTGTCTCATCGCCAGGGATGATACGATCCTTGAAGATCGTCTTGACGTCCGCCGAAATCTTGTTCTCGCGGGCGAGGTGGTCGAGGTCAGGAGCCGCTACTACTTTCTGGCTCGCGAGCACCTCATACTGGTTGCCCCGAAACGGGTGCCCCCGGAAATCGCCCACTTTACTCCGCGTCCTCGGTCTCGGACTTGATGCTCTGAGCTGCGCTGCTGATCGCGAGCTCCGTCGCGAGGTCCGCCGCGCGCGCTGCCAGCTGCGCGTCGGTCAGGTCCTCGTAAGGCTTCACGCCGAGCCCGCCCTTGACCTTGACGGTCTGCGGCGGCTTGCCGAAGCGGTAGGTCATGATGCAGTTGAAGACGCCGGCGGGCATCGGGGTCGCCGCAGCGCGGACCTTCTTGGCGCACTCCTCGGGGGTGATCTCCCCGCTGAGTGCCATCGAGACGAGGTGCTCCACTGTGGCTGAGTTGACGCCCTCAACCCAGCGCCAGATCATTGCCTCCCAGCGCTCGTCGTCCACGAAGGTCTTGGCGAAGCCGCGACCCTCGAGCGTCACCTTACCGCGGGCACCAGGGTTGCGACCCCTGCCCGGGCCGTTCGCGAAATTGTCGGGGTTCCCGTCCGGGTTCCCGCCGATGCCGGTCATGTTTGCCAAGCGGAAGACCTCCCTCGAGCTCAAGCGCCGGAGGCGCGAACTCCCACTTACGCATTATACCACAATCACCACTTGGATTGGCAGGGAGCCCGGGTGTCGATCCCGGCCGGCAGGCTTCAAAGGCCCGCGTGCTCGCCGGAGGCCCCCGGGAGATGGAGGAGCGTGAGGGAATCGAACCCTCGTAGCAGGGGTTGCAATCCTGCGCCTCGCCACTGGGCTAACGCTCCGTACGACTGACTGCTCAGTTCGGGTTCAGCAGCTCTTCTTCAGCAGCTCTTCTTCTTCTTCTTCATCTTCATGGCGACCTCCGAGTGGAATGAGGCCCGATGCAAGTCGCTCTTCCCCTCCCGCTCGGGCCAACACGGGAGCGTGCGATCTTAGGCGGCGACCTTCGGACGACGAGACGCCTTCACGTTCAGCACGCGAACCACGTGGTCGGCCGCGTGCGTCGCGCACCACGAGTCGGGCTTGATGACGGCCGTGAATCCCTGCCCCAGCGCGAGGCCCACGAGTTCCTGGACGTACTTCGAGGACATATGCTTTTCGCTCGGGTTCGCGTCGATGTGGATCGTGAGCTGCCCCTTGACGAGAGGCGACAACTCCATACCGAGTTCGACGCTCTTCCAGACCTCCTTGAGCAGCCGCTCGCGGAGCGAGGTGATCCGAGACACAACGTCCTGGACGTACGCTGCGCGCCCGCCGCTGTGATGCGTAAGGACGGCGACAACCGTGACGAACCGAGTCTCTCGCCCGCACTGCAGCGAGTCGGTCCCGATGTGGACGACCTCGCCGCGTGCGCTGGCATCCGCGACGTACTCGCGGATGTCGACCGGCACGCCCGAGACCGTGCGCCACTGCTTTCGTTTGTCACCGTCTCCCATGTCCTACCTCCGAGGACGATTGTAGCATGGCGGAGAGCCTCGGATTCGAACCGAGCAGGCCCGGGTTCAAGCCGGGCCGACGTCCCTGCGTGCAGCTCTCCAAAAGTGTTGGCGGAGGGTCGGGGATTTGAACCCCGCCGTCGCGGGTTCGGGCCGCGATCCTGTTCCAACAAGTACCCTCCGTGGCGGCGGGTCCGGGAGTCGAACCCGGTGGACGAGGCTTCCAACCCCGTCTTCGTCCAACGAGCACCCGCCTGAGATTGGCGGAGGAGGCGAGACTCGAACTCGCGAAGCCCGAGGGCTTCCAGTTTAGCAAACTGGTGAGGTCCCTGCTCCCTCATCTCCTCCGTAGACGCGCGTGGTGCTGCCCCACGTTCTGGGCCCGATCTGGGCGAGGGTTTATAAGGCCCCCTGAGAAGCTGTCCTCCCCGCGTCCGACTGAAAGCACTCGGGACACGTGCCGTCGCGGCACGGGTCGCTTGCCCGCTCGCGGAGCCTCAAGTCGCGCCTACTGGGCTTCGGATCGTTCGGACAGTGACGAAGTAGAACGTCGTGATAAGAGACAGTAACCGCCACGCATGTAACCGTCGTGCACGATCACCTCGAAGTTGGAGGCCACGTCCGGACTCGAACCGGAAAGGTCGGCGTTAGAAGCACCGATGAGAGTCCATCCCCCGCGTGGCCGAGCTTGGAAGCGCTGCCGGGAGTCGAACCCGGGACAGCCGCGTTAGGACCGCGGCACTCTTCCGCTGAGTTACAGCGCCGTGAGACTGGAGGTCCGCCAGGGAGTCGAACCCTGCTCTGCCGGCGTTCGTAGCACCGGTGCCTCTCCGCAGGCTGCGGACCAGATCGTTTACCAGGAAGCGTCTAGGGCGCGGCGCACGACTGTCACCACCATCGTGCTGGTTCCCGTACTGCGGGCCGCGGTCACCTCGCCGTACCACTCGTCGCCTGAGATCGTAATCTCCGAGTTAGGCGCCAGCCGGTGCGTCCAACTGGAATCAGACGCCCCCGCCCCGTACTTCACGTAGACGACTGCGCCCGAGTCGTTCGCCAGCACGAGGTACCGCCGCGCGGCGTCAACGTCGACGAGCCGGGTTGACGTCGACCCGACCGTTACGGGGAACACCTCACCACCCGGACCGTCGCGTCGACGGCTCAGCAAGCAGGCCAGCGCGTCGCCATGAACCCTCGGATAAGACGTCGTTCGACCGTCGGCAGAGTCCTGAGTCGGGCGATCTCGATGGCACTCGCCGTAACCGCCCTCGATCGGGAAGAAGAACACGCAGTCGCTCATTCTCATGATGAGCCTCCGCGGCTACGCCCCTTGACGAGCCTTGCTGCTTCCGCTGCCCGCGTTGACGGGCGGGATATCCAGTCCTGGTGCTGATTCCTTCGAAATGGAGCACTCGGCGGGACTTGAACCCACGACCTTCGCCTTCGGAGGGCGGCGCTCTTCCATCTGAGCTACGAGTGCTGATTTTGGTAGGGATACTGGGACTCGAACCCAGACCAACAGCTTGAAAGGCTGTCCGCCTGACCGTTAGCGTATATCCCCAAAGAACGAAATTGCAGAGCGCCCGCCGCGTCGAGGCGCGAGCGCCTCGACGAGTGCGGTTTCCGCCTCCGGCAAGGGATGGCCACCCCACCCGGGATTTCCTACGGCGAACGATTTACCCTCAGACGGTAGGTGGCCGTGCGAGGCTGTCGTCCCTTAGCGCGCTCTGCTGTAGCAGTAGAACTACGTGGGATCCGGACGTGTGCCCGGTTCCGTCGCTCCCACGACGAGTTGGAGCCAGCGACCCGGATCGAACGGGCTGCCTCCCGCTTACAAGGCGGGCGCGCTACCCTCAGCGCAGCGCTGGCGGGAATTGGTGGACCTTCCGACCCTAGCGCATCAGCTCCGATTGCGAACTAAGGTCGGTCTTTAACCGCGCGGGGCTCGCGGTTGGCCCGTAGAGTGGTGGAGGCGGCGGGAGTTGAACCCGCGTCCGAAAGTGTGCGGCACGGCGGTCGACAGGCTTAGGTTGACGGGCTTTAGCGCGAGTACCCGCCGCGAGGCTTGCTAGGATGCCACTCAATAGGCTAGTCAAGTCACGCTCGCCCTCTGCGCCGATCAAGAGGTGATCGGTCCTTCACGCGATCGGCCGTGTGACGCTCGCTCCCGCGTTGCCGATCAGTTTGCCGGCGGGGCGAGCGGCTAGCGGGCTGTTAGGCCGCTAGCGGCAGGGATTCGGATTCTGCGTTTATTGTTGCTCGCCGAGATTTAGGTGACTGGCGAACGAGTCACCGCCTGCACGCCGAGTCGCGACGCTCCCGTCGAGACCGGTACGCCCCCGGAAGGTGGTGGGGTAACGGGCTCTCTCAGCCCGGGTCCGTATCGACGGTGGTTGCTCCGGCGGCGCCGCCTCGGCCCCTTTCGTCCTTGCGCCCGTTTCAGGCGCGGCAGCAGGATTATCCTGCTTACCCCATTGAAGTGGTGCCGACCCTCGGTGCCGCCCCGAGTTCTCCCGCTCTTCACGCGGGCGCATGCACTGGCTATGCTTAATCGGCAAGAATTATCGCGCGACGAACGATGTTGGTCCGTTATCGCGTCTGATACGATCTGGAGCCGGAGACGGGGATCGAACCCGCTACCTCCCGCTTACGAAGCGGGCGCGCTACCCTCAGCGCTTCTCCGGCACGAGGTGATGACGAATTGGCGGGGGCACGAGGAATTGAACCTCGCATCACGGGTTTGGAGTCCGCTCCGCGACCCAGCGCCTGCCCCCCATCATGATCTGGTACGAGACCTAGGATTCGAACCTAGATTCCACGGTAATCGGCCGCGTGTCCTGCCGTTGGACGAGTCTCGCGGAAGTTGGTGGGACCGGTGGGAGTTGAACCCACAACCTTCTGCTTAAAAGGCAGTAGCTCTGCCAGGTTGAGCTACGGTCCCGTAAACTTGGCTCCGGTGGTAGGATTCGAACCTACAGCCTTCCGCTTAACAGGCGGTTGCTCGAACCGTTCGAGCTACACCGGAACAGAACTGGCTGGGTCTGGTGGACTCGAACCACCGTTACCCGGGTCAGAGCCGGGTGTCTTAGCCGCTGGACGAAGACCCAAAACTGGTCGGGGGCAGGAGACTTGAACTCCCATTGGCTCGCTTCCGAAGCGAGGTTCTTGTCGTTAGAAGAACCCCCGTTTTGAACTTGGTCGGGAAGAGGGGACTCGAACCCCTACGATGGCTCGCCTCCAAAGCGAGAGGCCTACCAATTGGCCCACTTCCCGAATGACGAATTGGGGTGACCGATCGGTTACGCTCCGACTCCTCCGGGGCCACAACCCGGCGCTCTAGCTGATTGAGCTACGGTCACAGGGGAGCCGACGCGATGAACATCCCGTCGCGACGAGGCTGGAGTACTCGCGACGACGGTTGAGCGCGTCGTTCACCGGGAGACACTCCAACGGTCCCCGGCTGCGCGTCGGCTCTCCTGTGACGGTAGTTGGTCGGCGCGCATGGGATCGAACCATGCACCTCCACCGTGTCAAGGTGGCGCTCTTCCATCTGAGCTACGCGCCGAAAACCCGGCCCGCCCCGCGAGGCCTCCAGCGCGGCCGGGAGCACCGGAGTCGCGCGAAGTTGCTCCCTCGCGGGAACGGGACAGCTTGGTGGACCGGGAAGGACTCGAACCTTCGTAGGCAGCGTGTAAGACTGCTGTCCTGGCCGCTGGACGACCGGTCCGAATTGGTAGCGGGGGTGGAAGTTGCATCCACCTGGATCCGGCTTATGAGGCCGGCGCGGTCGCTTCGATCGCCACCCCGCAATAGAACCGAACTGGTAGCCCCGGGCGGATTCGAGCCGCCGTCACCGCCTTGAGGGGGCGGGATCCTTGACCACTAGACGACGGGGCCGAAAGTTGGTGGACCCACTCGGACTTGAACCGAGATTGTTCCTGCTTGCAGGGCAGGTGCCATCCCAATTAGGCGATGGGCCCAGAAGAAATAGAGGCGTGCTAACCGCTGCACCACGTCGGACGCGTCTCCGGTATCAGGAGCCCTTCGCGGCCTTGTCACGGCCGGCGTGTTCCGACGACGGGATTCGAACCCGCGTCTCCTCAAGTTGTATGGCGGGACCGACGGGAATCGAACCCGCGCCCTCGGCGCTGACAACGCCGCGCTCCTAGCCAGCAGGAGCCACGATCCCGTGAAGAAGTCTCAGGAAGCCTGGTCAACCGCTCGCTACCCATCCGCTGCCGTCATCGGCTCGGAGTACCGAGCCTCATGGCCTCGCGGCCTCAGCCTCGTCCGTTGCGGCTTCCTGAAGTCTGGTGCGGGCCGTGGGATTCGAACCCACACTGTAACGGGTTTGAGCCGTTTCCCTCTGCCGTTGGAGTACGCCCGCGAATTTGGTGGCCCTCCCGGGATTCGAACCCGGACCTGAGGAGATTTTAAGTCACCCGCCTCTGCCGTTGGGCTAGAGGGCCGAACTTGGTGCGGTCGCAGGGACTCGAACCCTGACCCCCTCTCCGGGGACGGACTTCTAAGGCCCGCGTGTCTGCCATATTCCACCACGACCGCGAACTGGTGCCGGTGAGTGGATTCGAACCACCACTGCCACGGCTCTGAACCGTGTGACTCTGCCAGTTGGCCTACACCGGCGAATTGGTGCGAGGAGCGGGATTTGAACCCGCACTGTACAGGCTCTCAACCTGTTGACTCTGCCGTTGGCCTACCCTCGCGCGAATCTGGTGGGCCACGCGGGGATCGAACCCGCCGTTC